ATGCTTATTGGCTATGCCAGGGTATCGACCAGCGATCAAAATACCGAATTACAGAAAAACGCGCTGGTTAGTGCAAATTGTGAACTGATTTTTGAAGATCACGCCAGCGGCAAAAATGCCCGGCGGCCAGGGCTTAAGCGAGCATTACGCAAACTCAAACGCGGCGACACGCTGATTGTCTGGAAACTGGACCGGTTGGGTCGCAGCGTGCGTGATTTGATTACCATGGTGTCGGACCTGCAAGGCCGGGGAATTCACTTTCGTAGCCTGACCGACGCCATTGATACTTCAACACCCGCTGGCCGCTTCTTCTTCCATGTGATGAGTGCGCTGGCCGAGATGGAGCGCGAGTTGATAGTCGAACGTACCCGTGCAGGGCTGGCAGCAGCCAGAGCAGCCGGTCGCATTGGTGGGCGGCAGCGCATTATGACGCCGGATGCGATTGTTCATGCCAGAGCATTGTTGAGTAATGGCGCAACCCGCTGGCAAATTGCGAATATTATTGGTGTGTCAGAAAAAACCATTTATAAATATTTTCCTGCCACGAAAAAATCTATCCATAACAAAATCACTTCCAAATAAATAATATTAATCGTGATAATTAAAATTAAAACAATAAAGTCGCTACATGTTTTACCACCCTCCAAAAAACAGGCATTCAATGCATACGCTGTGTTTTCAAAAAATAATACAAGCGCGACATCACTCGCGCTAACAACATCATTCATATTGAGAGAAAACACATGGAAAAAAGTAACTCCCCTTGTTCACTGGACCTGATCTTGGGTAAAGAGAATCTGTACAAAAACAGTCCGATTAATATCGGCAGTATTACCCTTGAATGTGCCAAATGCCAGGATAGCCAGCAAGATACTCCTGCGACGCAACCCTCAACGACCGACGGGTTGAAAGATTTGGTCGGTATCCCGCAACCCTGGCCGCTGGCAGATGCGCCAGAAGGCTGGCTGAAATGCAACGGTCAGGCGTTTGACACTGCGAAATATCCACAACTGGCAAAATTGTACCCTGCTGGCACGTTACCGGATCTGCGCGGCGAATTTATTCGTGGCTGGGATGACGGACGAGGTGTCGATGCTGATCGTAAGCTGTTGGTTGAGCAAACCGATGCTATTCGTAATATTTCAGGTAGCTTGTATTACGGGGTTGATGCCGATGGTTCGCTTAACGAAAGCTATTTTAATGGTGCTCTGTATTATGATTTGAAAGCAGTAGTCAGAGACTCTAAAAACAATGGTTCATTATCAAATGGCTCAGCCAACTCATGGGCTCCTGCAATATTCGATGCATCACGTGTCGTCCCGACTGCATCGGAAAACCGCCCACGCAACATCGCCTTTAGCTATATCGTCAAGGCAGGTTAATCATGACAACACAAAACGAAAATACGACTCAACTGAATGAACAAGGGCTGAGTGCCGGCAATGGATATATTCAGGTTTACCATATTGATCCGCAAACACGGGAATATATCGGCAGCACACGGGAATTCCTGATGGAAGGCGTTGGCATTCCGGCGCACAGCTTTATTGATACGCCACCAGACGCGCAATCCGGCCAGACCATCGTGCGCAGTCAGGACGGTTCAAGCTGGGAAAGCATGAGCGATTATCGCGGGCAGACCGCTTACGATAAACAGACGCGGCAACCGAGCCAGATAAGCCAACCGGGTGCCCTGCCTGATACCCTGACGTTACTGCCGCCCTCTTCTGCCTACGATGTCTGGCAGGGCGATAAATGGGTGACTGATGAAAAGGCACAGCAGGCCGCGCAGCTCAATGCCGCTCAACAGCAACAGGCTAGTTACCTCGCTCAGGCGGAAAAACGCCTGACCGTACTGCAGTACGCGGTTGAGCTGAACATGGCGAGCGAGCAGGAAGTTCAGGCGCTGAAAGACTGGAAAACCTATCTGGTATTGTTAAACAGGGTGAATCTCTCCACTGCGCCGGCTATCGACTGGCCGACTATGCCTGCCTGATTCACTGCTCACACTAACGCACCCTGATGTGCGCCATGCCAAAGATGCCGTTGTCACCGCAACGGCATCTTTTTTATTTTCAAATAACCATTTGTTTTTAATGTAAATTAAATTCTTTTTCGTATTCCCCTGTTGTGCCATCGGATACCAAACCCCATTCGGATGCCTTCTGTTTCCTGTCAAGGCACTATTACTCCCACCCCACAACAGGAGACATTCTTGATGAGTGATTTTCATCACGGTACGCAGGTCGTCGAAATCAACGACGGTACCCGCGTCATTTCAACTGTATCAACCGCGATCGTCGGTATGGTCTGTACTGGACCGGATGCTGACGCCGCCACTTTCCCACTGAATACACCGGTGCTGATTACCGATGTGCTGACCGCCGCAGGCAAAGCCGGTAAAACCGGTACGCTGGCTGCTGCGCTGCAAGCCATCGGCGACCAGACCAAACCGGTTACGGTAGTCGTTCGCGTAGCCGAAGGCGCCAATGAGGCTGAAACGGTGTCCAACATCATCGGCGGCGCCGATGCCAACGGCAAATACACCGGTATGAAAGCCCTGCTGGATGCCCAGGCAGTGACTGGCGTGAAACCGCGTATCCTCGGCGTTCCAGGGTTGGATTCCCAGCCTGTCGCCACCGCGCTGGCTTCTATTTGTCAGTCGCTGCGCGCCTTCGGTTATGTGAGCGCTTATGGCTGTAAGACCCTGTCCGATGCCATCAAGTACCGCGACAACTTTAATCAGCGTGAGCTGATGGTAATTTGGCCGGACTTTATCGCCTGGAACACCGTGACCAACGCCAGCGCGACTGCCTACGCCACCGCACGCGCGTTGGGCCTGCGCGCCAAGATAGACCAGGAAACCGGCTGGCACAAAACCCTGTCTAACGTCGGCGTCAACGGCGTGACCGGTATCTCCGCCAGCGTGTACTGGGACCTGCAGACCATCGGCAGCGATGCAGACCTGCTGAACCAGGCTGGCGTGACCACGCTGGTACGTAAGGACGGTTTCCGCTTCTGGGGTAACCGCACCTGTTCCGACGATCCGCTTTTCCTGTTTGAAAACTACACCCGCACGGCGCAGGTACTGGCCGACACCATGGCCGAAGCGCACATGTGGGCGGTTGACAAACCGGTAACTGCCACCCTGATCCGCGACATTATCGAGGGTATCAAGGCTAAATTCCGCGAACTGAAATCCAACGGCTACATCATCGACGCTGACTGCTGGTTCGATGAAAGCGCCAACGATAAAGAAACGCTGAAGGCAGGCAAGCTGTACATCGACTACGAGTACACCCCGGTGCCGCCACTGGAAAACCTCACGCTGCGTCAGCGTATCACCGACAAGTATCTGGTGAACCTGGCCGCATCTGTTAACAGCTAAGGAGCGACAGACTCATGGCACTGCCACGTAAACTTAAATATCTCAACCTGTTCAACGACGGTATGAGCTACATGGGCCAGGTGCATTCCGTCACCCTGCCGAAACTGACCCGCAAACTGGAAAACTACCGTGGCGGCGGTATGCAAGGTTCTGCACCGGTAGATTTCGGTCTGGACAACGACGCGCTGGTGATGGAATGGAACATGGGCGGTCTGCCGGACAGCGCCTTCTGGAGCCAGTACGCACTGCCGGGCGCCGATGCGGTTCCGCTGCGTTTCGCCGGTTCTTACCAGCGTGATGACACCGGTGACATCACCGCTGTTGAAATCGTATTGCGCGGTCGCCACAAGTCGATTGACAGCGGCGAATCCAAGCAAGGGGAAGAAACCGACGTACGCATCTCCACCCAGTGTACCTACTACAAACTGATCATTGATGGCGTCGATATGATTGAAATCGACACCATCAACATGATCGAAAAAGTCAACGGCGTTGACCGTCTGGAACAGCACCGCCGCAATATCGGTCTGTAATGACCGCTTCATGGCCAGCTACGGCTGGCCATTCTTGTTGATCTTATTGATAAAACTGGAGTCTTTATTATGACGGCTGAAACCACTGCACAACATCATGTGATTACCCTGAACACCCCGATTAAACGCGGTGAAACCCTGATCGACGCCATCACGCTGCTCACACCCACTGCCGGCACGCTGCGCGGCATCGGGCTGGCCGCCCTGGCAAGCGCCGATGTAGAGGCGTTGATTAAGTTGCTGCCGCGCATCACCTACCCTGCCCTGACCGAAGCCGATGTCATGGGGCTGGAACTGCCTGACCTGCTTGAATTCGCCGGTAAGGTGATCAGTTTTTTATCACCGGGCTCGGTACGCTAACGCCTCCACCGAGCCTCACGGTTGACGACCTGATGGCGGATATCGCTGTGGTGTTCCACTGGCCGCCGTCAGAACTTTTCCCCATGAGCCTGGCAGAGTTGATTAACTGGCGTGGCCGGGCGCTACAACGAAGTGGACAAGACTATGCCTAAGCCATCAACCACCCCGAACGCGGGGCCGACGGCAACGCAACGCAACAACGCTCAGGACAACAGCATTTTCTCGCCGCTCCGGGACAATCTGTACCTGAGTAAAATCAACAGTGTGTTGCAGGATTTCTTAAGCAAAGCCGGTCAAATCAGCCATGGCGATGCATTCAACGCCGCCGGTGCGCCGAAAAACAATCGCACCGGCAGAAAAAAAAGCGGCAGACTTTCTGCCGCAGCACAGCTGGGCATGTTGGGTAACCTGGCCAGACGATTCGACGCGCTGACCGCAGCCCTGAACCCGGCCTCTTCCGCATTAAAAAATGCTCACGCCCTTTCCGGTACGGACAATGCCGGTTTCTCACGGTCAGGCCAGAGTCCCGGTTCAGGCGTGACGCAGTCGCTCATCGCCCAGGCGAGTGACGGCGTCAACAGCATCTATTTGTCTGCAGCCGCGGCGATGCAGGTGCAACAGCACATTGCCGGTCTGGTGCCGTCTGCCAGACTGGCTGGCGGTGTTGCTGCCCCCTCGCTGCCGGGAAATGTCGCCGCCTTGCTGAATGCGCAACAGAGCCTCAACCTGCCGACCAACCTCCTGCCACAGCCTGGTGCGACATCGCAAACCGGTGCCGAAGGGTTGAACGCACTCACCGGAACCGCACAGGAATCCTTCGTTGGCATGGAAGAAACCAGCATGATGCTCACTGCATTAAGCAATGCAGATCTGGATGACGGCGATGGCGGCGCTGATTTTCAAGGAGGATTGGAGAATCTGCAGGCGCTTTCAGGATCGGCGATGCAACTGCTCAGTCAGCCGGGCCTGACGAGTCAAAACAGTGTGGAAAACCACGCCAGCTTACAGTCGGATATGACTAACGGCCATTACAGCGCCCTCTCTCCGAATGCATCACAACAGTATTTTGACCAGCGCGTGGTCAATAACATCACCATCACCGTACCGGAAAACAGTAACCTCGACGTAATTAAACAATACATTGAAGAGGCACTGAGAAAATACAGCCCGAATAGCAGCGCCTATTCCTACAACTCGATGACCTCTAATCTCATTTCATGAGGATAATATGATGATGCTTGCACTGGGTTTATTTGTATTTCAATTGCAAACGCTGCCGTACAGCACCCTCAGTCGTAATGTCAATTATCGCTGGGCTAATAATGGCCGCATTGGCCTGCGTCCTGCGCAACAGTTTTTGGGGCAGGGAAATGAAACCATCAGCCTCAATGGCGTGTTATGCCCGGAAATCAACGGTAAGTTCAGTAAACTCTCGTTATCGGCGCTGGAACTGATGGCGGGCACAGGGCGTGCCTGGCCGCTTATCGAAGGCAGCGGCACCATTTACGGCATGTACGTTATCGAAAGTTTGCAACACACCAACACGGAATTCTTCTCCAACGGCAGCGCCAAGCGTATCGAATTTTCGATTAACCTGACGCGTGTTGATGAATCACTGATCGCCATGTTTGGCGACCTCAGCCAGCAGGCTACCGATTTGTATAACCAGCAAATCACGCCGGCTATTGCTTCCGCCAAAGCCGCCATCGGAGGTGTCTTCTCGTGATAGTGAATAACCGCATCGGTATTGCCGATCAACTCGCGCCGGACTACCTGATCACGCTGACGGACTCGTCAGGCGATACCAAAACGACCCGCAACCTCAGCCAGCGACTCATTTCACTGTCATTACATGATGTCATGGGCTTTGAGTCCGACCAGCTATCGCTGGATATCGACGACAGCGACGGCAAAGTGCTCATGCCTAAGCGGGGTGAGAAAATTGGCGTCAAGATTGGCTGGAAAGGCAAGGCATTGGTTGACAAAGGCACCTTTGTGGTTGACCAGGTCAGCCATAGTGGTGCGCCGGACAGAATTACCCTCAACGCACGTAGTGTGAATTTTCGTGGCGACATCAACACGCCGCGTGATGGCTCCTATGACACCACTACGCTTGGCGATATCGCCCGGACGATTGCTGAACGTTATAGTCTGTTGCCGTCAATTGAAACCACTCTGGCCAATACGGCGATTGTGCACGAAAACCAATCCAAAGAGTCCGATTTATCGTTCCTCTGCCGTCTGGCCAGAAAATACAGCGGTACGGTGGCGATAAAAAGCGATACGTTGCGACTTTTTATCGCTGGCACCGGTACGGCGGCAGACGGCAAAAATGTAGCGACTTATCTGATCGAACGCAGCGATGGCGATTCACACAGTTTTACGATTGCTGATCGCATCGCCAACACGTCGGTCACCGCTAACTGGCATGACAGCAACGATGCAAAAACACATACTGTGAAGATAAGCCGTCAGCGTAAAGCACAAACGGAGACATCGCCGTCACACCCCAACGCCAAATCGTCCACCCAGCCATCCGAGCCGTCTACAGACGATTATCTGGCCGGGGAAGAGGACAGTCAGCAAACGCTACAAACCACCTATTCTAGTCAGGATGAAGCCACGCAGGCAGCCTTGAGTAAGTGGCGTGAAACCCAACGTGGCACGGTGACGTTCTCGATCTCGCTGGCAAAAGGCATGGAAAATCTGAAACCCGGCGCGCTGGTGAATCTGAAAGGATTCAAGCAGGTGATCGACGAACGGCAGTGGACTATCAAGCGACTGACCCACACCATCGCAGGTAACGGTTTTACCACCGCCATTGAGCTGGAAGTATCGATGCTGGATGTCGCCTACGACATAAGCTATAGCGTTGTCGATAGCGCAAACGCCACACGATAAACCACTTTTCGAATTTATAGTTTGCAAATTCGAATTATGTGACGTACCATGTGTGTAAGATGTTTAACTAACTCGTACACATAAGGTGATTTCAACATGATGCATTGTCCGCTTTGCCGTCATTCCGCTCATGCCCGTTCCAGTCGCTACCTGTCTGAAAATACCAAGGAGCGTTACCACCAGTGCACTAACGTAAACTGTGGTCACACCTTCGTTACCATGGAAGCGATTACCCGCTCCATCATGGTGCCAGGTAAGACTGAGCCGGTCGAAGGCGAAAGTAAGTAA